GGCGCAGGCGCACCGTGTTAAGGATTTTATGAACTACTACATCACGAACGTGATGGAGGAGTACACGCCTGAATTTGATCAGATGTTGTTTTATTTGCCTTTGGCGGGGTCAACTTTTAAGAAGGTTTATTACGATGAGGCTATGGGCCGTGCGGTCAGCAAGTTTGTGCCCGCAGAGGACATTGTGGTGCCTTACAGCGCGTCTGATGTGGATTCTTGCGAGAACGTAACGCAAGTTTTGAAGATGTCGTTTAATGATCTGCGGATTCGGCAGGTCATGGGTTTTTATAGAGATATTCCGGTAATACCGTCTCAGGGTGACAGCAATGAAGTCACTGACCAGATGGACAAATTGGAAGGCGTTGAGCCGAGTAACGTGGATTATGACTGCACGTTGCTTGAATGCCATGTCAATTTGGATCTGGAAGGTTTTGAAGACACGGGGGAGGATGGCGAGCCAACGGGCATTAAGATCCCGTATACCGTCACGATAAGCGAAGATAACGGCCAGATACTGTCTATTCGACGCAATTTTAGAGAAGATGATGATCTAAAGAAAAAGATCCAATACTTCGTACACTACAAGTTTTTGCCCGGTTTTGGGTTCTATGGCCTTGGTCTGATTCACACTATTGGTGGCCTGTCGCGCACGGCCACGGCGGCGCTACGTCAGCTTATTGACGCGGGTACGCTGTCGAATCTACCGGCAGGCTTCAAGGCCCGTGGCCTACGGGTCAGGGACGATGAGGAGCCGTTACAGCCCGGTGAGTTTAGGGACGTAGACGCGCCCGGTGGAGCTATCCGTGACTCGTTGATGCCGTTGCCGTTTAAGGGGCCGGATGGCACGTTGTTCCAGCTTTTGGGCTTTGTGGTTGATGCAGGCCGTCGGTTTGCCACGATTACGGACATGAAGGTCGGTGACGGCAATCAGCAAGCGGCTGTCGGCACAACAGTAGCGTTATTGGAACAAGGCTCACGGGTCATGAGTGCGGTGCACAAGCGTTTGCACTATGGCATGAAGCAAGAGTTCAAGCTTCTTGCGCGAGTGATGTCTGAGTATTTGCCGCAGGAGTACCCGTATGCGGTAGAGGGCGGTGATCGCACGATCATGCGTCAAGATTTTGACGACAGGGTTGATGTGGTTCCGGTATCGAATCCTAACTCTTTCTCGCAAGCCCAGCGTATTTCTTTGGCTCAGTCTCAGTTGCAAATGGCCACGCAAGCCCCGCAGATACACGATATGCATGAAGCGTATCGGCGCATGTATGAGGCCTTGGGTGTTAATGATATCGACAAGATTTTAATTGCGCCGTCTTCTGCTGATCCCATTCCGAAAGATCCTGCACAGGAGAACATTGACGCGATTGACAGCGTACAGTTGAAGGCCTTTGAGGGTCAGGATCATGACGCGCATATTTTGGCGCATTTAACTTTTGGTACGGCCCCCATGTTGCAAGCCCTACCGCAGTCGATGATTTCGCTTCAAAAGCACATTATTGAGCATGTGAAAATTAAGTGTCAGGAAATGGCTACGGCGCAATTGTTGCAACAGACGGGCGGTCAAGCGTTAACGCCGGATCTGGAGCTTCAATTGGAGTCCATGGTGGCTCAGATGAACGCGCAAGAGTTTGCCAAGCTCAAGCAATTAACTGCTCAAATCACTGGTCAAAACCAAGGGCCTGACCCGCTTGTACAACTCAAGCAACAGGAGCTTCAGTTGGATGCTCAGAAGCAACAGGCGGATATTCAGATGGATCAAGCTGAGTTGCAGTTGGATCAACAGCGTATGACCAACAAGCAGACGGAATTCCAACAGCGGCTTGCTAGCCAAGAGCGTCAAACACAAGCTAGAATTGATGCCGCACGTGAAAGAGAAATCATGAAAATGAGGAACAACTGACATGAAAGTCAAAGTTGACGGTGCACCACCCAAGAATCCGCCTAACCCGGTTGCTAAAGCTGACATTCAGGGTCAGGGTTCGATTCCGTATGCCGTGGCGAAGGAGGAAAAAACCCCTGATACGGCAGTGGGCAAGTCTACAACCGGCAAGAAACGTGGCATGGGTGCCGCGCTTCGCGGCTCACGGTTCACTAGCTGTTGAGGTGATTTATGGCAGTTTCTAGAGAACGCTTAGACCAGCTTTATAACGAGCTATTTGGCCGCACCTCCGGTGCGGATGAAGCGGGTGCTGAGTATTGGATGGAATCTGGTTTAAGTGGCGAAGCCCTTCGCGATGCTTTGATTGCGGGCGCACAAGGTGCAGATGTAACTAGTTTTCAACAAGCGCAACAAACGGCGGCGGCGGGTGCGGCGAGAAGTCCTCAACGCCAAACTGACGTTACCAAAATTTATAATGAGCTTTTTGGCCGTAATCCGGGACAAGCGGCCTTAAACTATTGGTCTGGAATTAATCTGACGGGGGAAGTTCTCCGCGATCAAATTGCCGCGTCCGCGCAAGAGGCGGATGCCGCTAGTTTTGCTGAAAGACAAGCTATGCTCGCGGCAGGTCAAATTCCGACGGGCTACGCAGGTAATCTTTTAACCGGCGGCGGCGGTGCTGATGGTGCCGGAGACGGCGGTGCTAATGGTGCCGGAGACGGCGGCACTACGACAGTGCCAGATTGGTTTGAAGGTTACATGGACCAATATAATGCAATGAACGATAGGCTTAATGAGCTTACGGCGTTGCTTGAGCAAATGCAGAGTAGCGGTGGTACCAATGTATCGGGTGTTAATGTTAATCAACCCGGAGGCACTCCTACGAATCAAGGGGCTACGGTTGTCGATGATACCGGCGTTTATAGTTCTGTTGGTCCGGCGTATTCCACGGCTGGAGACGTTTCGGCGGCGGCATATAACCCATATCGAATGCCGATCACAAACCTTAATTTAACCCCGGAAATGATGGACGCTTACCGTTTTCAACAGTATTAAAATCAGGCGCCCTCATTGGTGCCGCGTATAGATCAAGGTGTTGGGTCGTTAAGCTATTTCGGCATACCGCCGAGCCGCATCCCAGCTTCACTGAGTGGCTTCTGATGGTCTTACAAGCGTTGATTGGCCCGGTTACGGGATTACTAGATAAATTCATCCCAGACGCTGATGAAAAGGCGAGGTTGGCTCATGAAATTGCAACGATGTCGGAGCGTCATGCTCAAGAGCTTGCAAAAGGTCAGATTGAGATCAACAAGGCTGAAGCGGCGCACAAGTCTATGTTTGTCGCAGGTTGGCGACCATTTGTGGGGTGGACTTGCGGTGTTGCTCTGGCTTGGCACTTTGTTGGCCAGCCTATTGCTGTTTTTGTTATCACATTTGCTGGTGTGGACGCCCCTCCACTACCTGTATTTGAAATGGAAAGCCTACTTACGGTATTGCTGGGAATGCTCGGCCTCGGTGGTCTACGTACCTTTGAGAAAACCAAGCAGGTAGCCAGAGAGAGATGAATTGTTATCACTGCCAAACCGAATTGATATGGGGTGGCGACCATGATAATGATCGTGATGATGACCATTTAATTGAAACTAACTTGTCGTGTCCTAAGTGCAATGCTTTTGTAGTGGTTTGGTGGGGTAAAAAAGAGGACGAAAACTTTGACGCCAGAACAGCTTAACGCGTGGCGCATCATTCCACGGATATTGATGTTTGCCATGATCGGCATGACATATAGAACGGTTGAATGGTTTATGTCTTTGCCGGACCCAAATCCAGAACAAGCGGCTTTGGTCAGCGTCATGACCGGTGCGTTAACCGGTGCTTTTGGGCTGTTTCTTGGCAAGAAAGAGTGACGTACAAATATTTCACAGAAGAAGAGTTTGTTTGTCAGGAAACCGGTGAAAACAAGATTGTGCCGGAGTTTATTGAACGTTTGGATGAACTTCGTGAAGCTTGCGCCTTTCCTTTTCACATCACTTCGGGGTATCGATCCCCAGAACACACTTTAGAAAAAGCCAAAATAAAGCCCGGAACACATGCTCAAGGCATTGCCGCTGACATCCATGTTGAAAACGGCATTGAGCGGCGAAAAGTCGTGGAAGAAGCATTGAAGTTGGGTTTTGGTGGAATAGGTGTTGCAAAAACGTTTGTTCATGTGGATATCCGCACCACTGGACCTGTTATGTGGACATATTAGTTGTTCGTTTTAGACTGTCGTGGTATATAGATAAGACTTTCTGAGATGGAGCGCATGTGGATTCACTATACTTGGTACAGTTTGTTCAGAAGTCTATTAAGGACAGGCGCGTACAAGTCTTAGAATTGTTGGAAAACAATGGCGTTAAGTCGATGGAGCAGTACCAAAACCTTATGGGTGAGCTATCGGCTTTGAATTATGTAGCACAGGAACTCTCGGGCCTGCTAGAAAAACAGGAGCAACTAAATGACTGATCTAGCTGAAGAAATTGATCTAGACGCCGCCGCAGAAGGCGTCAAATCCCTTTATAAAGCTCCACAACCCAAGGTACTCGACCCCGAGGCCATGGATAAAAGTCTTTTGGAGCGTATGCCACAGCCTACGGGTTGGCGCATGTTAATCCTCCCATACCGGGGCAAAGAAACTACTGAAGGCGGTATTTACATACCTAACCAAGTCTTGAATGACACGCAGATTCAGACTGTTGTGGGTTATGTCGTTAAGCAGGGGCCTCTTTGCTACAAGGACGCAGATAAGTTCCCTGACGGCCCGTGGTGTACCGAAAAACAATGGGTAATTTTTGCTCGCTACGCGGGTTCTCGGTTCCGTATTGACGGAGGGGAATGCAGGATTTTGAACGATGATGAAATCCTAGCAACGATTGACGATCCAGAAGACATTCTTAGCTTGTAAAGGAGGAAACCATGGCAGAGCCTGCTGAAGAAGGTCAGTTTGAGTTAGATGTAGGGGACGCAGAAGCTACTGAAATAGAGCTTGAGCAACCTGAAGAAAAAGATGTTCCACGTGGAACATCTGAACCTGAAGTAGAAGTCGTTGAAGAAGCTTCTAAAGAAGATTCAGAGATAGAACAGTACAGTGAATCTGTTCAAAAGCGCATTAACCGTCTTACAAAGAAGATGCGCGATGCCGAGCGCCGCGAAGAAGAAGCTATTCGATACGCACAAAACGTGCAGTCGGAGGCGGAAAAAATTCGCCAGCGCATGGAGACGTTAGATCAAGGCTTCATGAATGAGTATGGTCAGCGTATCTCCATTCAGCAACAGCAGGCAGAAGCTAATCTGAGGCGAGCAGTGGAACTTGGGGATGCCGAGGGTCAAATCGCGGCCCAAAAAGAGCTAACCAACCTCACTATCGCCGCAGACGGTTATGCCCGAGCGCAACGCCAAGCTGAATCTCGCGCTCCACAAGCGGTCCCACAACAGGCACCACCGCAGGCGCAAGAGCCGCAAAGGCAACGGCCTGACCCGAAAGCGGAAGTGTGGGCGGAAAAGAATTCTTGGTTTGGAAACGATGAAGCAATGACGTTTGCCGCCTTTGGAATTCACAAGAAATTAATTGAAGATGAGGGGTTTGACCCTCAGTCAGATGACTACTACAATGAGTTGGACTCCAGAATTAAACGGGAATTCCCGCATAAATTTGGAGAGGAGCAATCCACTGGCCGCAAACCCGCTCAGACTGTTGCCGGTGTCTCTCGCTCCACCAAAACTGGGCGCAGTGGTAAAAGGGTCAAACTCTCTCAGACCCAAGTAGCAATCGCTAAAAAATTGGGAGTGCCGCTTGAAGAATACGCGAAATACGTAAAGGAGTAAGAAGATGTCCACAGAGAAGAAAGGCTTTGAGGGCATTAACCGCTCCTCACGTGAAACAGCGTCAAGGGAGAAACAGGGACGGCGTAAGCCTTGGACTCCCCCGTCTATGCTAGACGCACCGCCCGCACCAGAGGGCTTTAAACATCGTTGGATACGCGCCGAAGTAAGGGGTTTTGACGACACCAAGAATATTTCGGCAAGACTGCGAGAAGGCTATGAGCTTGTTCGCCAAGATGAGTATCCAGATTTTGAAGCACCGGTAATTGATTCGGGTAAATATGAGGGTGTGTTTGGTGTCGGCGGATTGATGCTCGCTCGCATACCGGTGGAAACAGTTCAGGAACGCGCTGAGTACTTTGCTCAACGTAACGCGGACCAGATCGAAGCTGTTGAAAGCGATATGTTGCGAGAAAACGCTCATCCAACGATGGCAATCGGAAAACCCGAGCGCCAGAGTCGTGTAACTTTTGGCGGCCCC